CTTTTCTGTTTATTTATAGTACCCATCCTGTAAAATTTTGGTCTCTCTCTGGATTCATACCTCCATCTTGACTGGCAGTATATAAAGGATAATCAGAGCTGTTTTGGTCCATAAAATCTATAAATCTTTGAGTATAAAACTCTGCTGTTATTTTAGCTTGGTCAACCAAAGAATCTATTTCTTCTTGAGTCGCAGAATCTGAATTTTCAGACCTGTGCTTATAAATACCTCCATTTGAAATCTGAAAAGCTGCATAGGGAATATAGGTAGCTTGACTATACCAAATTAACATTGGTTTTATATAAGTATCTATAAGTGTTTGATTAACTGTTGTCACACTACTATTAATTACCTCATATTGTAATTGGTCGTAAAGTTTAGTTCCAAGTTGTGTTTGAATATATGTGTCTTGTGCAACTTCAACAAATTGAATCAATTTATCTTGGTCTAAATTACCATCAATAATAGATTTTCTCTTTAATTCTTTTAATGTTATAAATAATGCTTTCATTTTTTATAATTTGGATGATGTCCTCTGTTTGCCATATCTTTTGGAGCAATTTCCACTTCACTTGGGTTGTTAGGTTCTTTTAAACCATCAGCAACTGCTTCTGACTCGCTTACAAGATTGTTTTCATTAACTTTTTTCTTGTAAACCCTTAATTCCCAATAATGATGACAATTAACCCCTCCTTTAAACTTAAATAAAGAGTAATTTTGACCTTTATGACCTAATTCTCTATTTACGCCTCTAAAAGACATCATATTTATATCTTCTTTTCTAAATACCAAGTTTTGTCCTGTTAATGACTCCATTTTTACACAAAACTTTCTACTATCTGATGAATTACGAACAGGACCATAAGAATATCTAACCTTATATGTTGAATTGTCTTGAGAAGACACCTTATTAGGTTTAGCGTCATCCTTTACAGGCATAGAAAGACTTGTAGGGTCAAATTCCTTCTCTGTGTCTTCTACCTTTTCTGTATGGATAAGCTCCCATTCATTTTCATCTATTTTTTCACCTAAAACTTCTAATTGACTTAACAAATCATCTCCTTCATCATCAGAAAAGTCATTTTTCTCTTGACTAGATAGTTTTTCTCCTGTTTCCTCTTCTCTTTTAATCTTTGTAGCTATATTTTCAAGTTCTGTGAACTCTATAGGTTGAAGAGTTACAAAGTATAGGTCTAATGATATCTCATTGAAGGCAAGTAACTTCTTAAATGAGTCTAAAAGAAGAGTTTGAAATGGTCTAATAACAATATTGTCCATAAGTATTGATGCAGTTCTTAATTCTTCTGCGTTATTACCAAAACCTGTGTTATCTTTTATACCAAGAAGTATTGGAGATACAACACCGTGACCAATCATAATTTTTTCTCTTGATTCCTTAGCTAAAAACTCATATTGTGCGTGTGCGTCAGGGAGGTTTATTGGTTCTACTGATGCTTGGCTTTCTGCATCTTCATTAAAAGCAAGAATAAATCTTCCTGCGTTTGATGACCCACTAAATTTGTCATATATCTTTCTTTCTATCATTTCTTGTGCTTCGTCACCAGGAACACCATTGTTAAAGTTTAATAACATTGATGGTTGTAATCCGTTTTTAATATTATTTATATGATAGTTAGAAACTTCCTCTTCAAGTGAACAATATTGTAAACAACCCTGATAATCAACTGGAGAATAATAATAAAATCCAGGTCTGTATGGTTTAACACAATATATTTCTATAAGTTCTGATTTTGTACCACACCCAAAAGAAGGTATTCTTTTAGGCTTATCATTTGGCTTTATTTCAGACCATTTAGGATGATAATAATACCCTTTTACTTTTCCGTTTTTTGCTTTTTCTGCTCTAAGCGTTTCTGTTGGAAAATGATATATTCCTGAAATTTCCTTTTTACCTTTTTTATAAGTTACCTGAATTGCAACTTGTCCTAATAATTTTAAATCATTAACTATTTTTTTTATTTCGTCTGGTCTTAAAAGAGCTTTCATCTTACCAAACATTTTTGGGTTTGTTTCAGAATCAGTAGCATTTAATCCTCTACCATAAATCATATCTACAATTCCGTTAACACATCTTGAGTTTGTTGGACTTCCTAAATATCTTTCGATTAAATCTTCAAAGTAATCATTCTTTTCTCCGTATTCCACCCAATCATACCTTTTACTTTCAATTACTTTAGGTATTTCATAACCTGCTAGGTTTATTATTTTTAAGTTTTTCATATAATTATATATTTTTGCTCATCTGTATCACCACCAACATATTGATTGTATTTACCACTATTTAAAGTGTGGTCTGTTGTGTAATCAACTTGAGATGTAGCATACGCCTTACCCCTATACAATAATGTTGAACCCTGTTTGATTTCAAATGAATAGTTACCATCTTCTGCTAAAATACTAAAAGTACACGATATATTTAAAAAATTACCGTTAGATGATAATGCTGAAGTTAAAGATGTAAGCGTTTCATTCTTTTTTGTTCCATCCTCTTTTATCTCAAGAGATAGGTCACTTGCTACAATATAACTTCTAGGTATTATGCTTATTGTTTGAGCATTTGTATTTGGTAATAACGTTGTCATATTATTATAACCTATTAAGTCTAATATTGTTCTAAAAAAAAAGGGAATCAAAAGACCCCCTTTTATGTTTAAGAACCTATTCTGTTTAAGAATTAGTACCTTCAGTTTTAGTGATAGTCCCAGATAATCCAGAAAAATCAGTTGAGTTGAAAGTTTCAGCTCCTGTAGAAACTCCCATAAAGTTTGGTGGTGTTGTTTCTTGTGCTGTGAAAGTAAGTGTATATCCACTCATATCTCCCATAGCAGCACCAGTTGTTACTGTACCTCCAGAAACATCACATCCATTTGAAAGTCCCATAAGCATCTTATTACCATTGTAATCTTCGATTGCAATATGTGGTCTTCCGTAAGCTAATAGTTTCAACTCTTTATTATCTTCTTTCGATAATTTTTTAAGAGTTAAGTTTAGCGTTTGCTCATAAAAAACTGTACCGTTTTCTCTTGAAGCGTTTACAGTAGTTTCCATAGATGAGTTACCTTTAACGTCATAGACAAAATATGTTAAAGCACCTGAAGTACCAGTCATATTTGTTATTCTGTCATCTGTTGTTGTTACTGTACCTAATTTTCCGAAGTCAACGAAATTAACTTTTTTAATTCCACCAACGACATCTTTACAGGGTTCTTTTCTTCCTAATGTTAAATCACAAGCCATAGTTTATCTATTTTTATAAAAAAAGGCAGATGAGAAAATCTCGCCCACCCTTTTTATGTTATACAATTATTTATTATGTGTAAAGAACTATGTCTCCACCAATTCCGTGCTGAATACCAGCAGTAAATCTCATAACGACTCTTACGTTTTGAGAACCATCTAGGTCTGCCATATCAATCACTTTCACTTCGTTTTGGTCTGACATTAAACCAGTTCCAAACCATAAGTTTGATTTTTCAGCAGCAATCATAATATTGTCAGGTAATCCGTTTGCTAATACTACGTTGATACCGTCAAAAGTTATGTTTTGGTTGCTGTACCACATTTGACCTTCGTCTTTGTAACCTGCACCAAAGCCAGTTCCTAAAGCGAAACCACCTAAAGCTCTAATGTATGCTCTCATTACATTTGGAGCTACATAAATACTTAAGTCTTCTGCACCATAAACGTTAGTAGGGATAGCGTCTGCTACTTTTCCTATTTCACCAACTACATTTGATGCTGTAACATCTGTAGCGATTACGTCATTAACATCTCCGTCTGCTGCTAAAGTTTGCTTAAACCCATCAAATTGACCAGTTGTTGCGTTAGCACCATTCCAGATATTAGTTTCAATTCTTTGAGCAACTTTTGCTCCTACGTGAGCAATTAAGAAGTCAGCGAATGATGGTGGAAGATTATCAAATGCAGAATATCCCATTTGTATTGCTTCCCAATCAGACCTAAAGTCTTTCTTACAAAGCTGAAGGTTTACTTGAAATTCTTCTGGTTGTAAAATTCTTTCTGTTAAAGTAACCGTAGATGTAGCTGTAAAGTCACAAGTTGCATCTTTTACAATGTCATCACTTGCTACTTTTTTAACTACTTCTTTTAGTTTAATGTTTGGCTTGATTGTAATATTACCCTCTGCCAAAGTCTTACCTGATAATAAAGCTGCTGAGATATATTTCCCTGCAAATTCACCAGCATAAGTTGTTGTTATTGAAGTTGTTGTTGCCATTTTATATTTGTTTTATTAATTATTTATTTTGATAATGCCTTTAAGACTCTTCCGTAAGTTGTATTTAAATTTTGATTAGGAGATATTTTTGCACCTAACTTTTCACTTACTTCGTTTTCTGGTGAATGAGCTAAAGGCTCTGTCGGAGTTTCATCAGCAGAAAGTTCTTGTGGAACTTCAGCTTTAGCGTAGTCCTTAACTTCCATCATTCCCATAATTTTCTCTACCATTGCTTTTACCTCAGAAAGTTCTTCTTTGGTAACGTATGGAGATTCTTTTGTTTCTGTTTCTTCTTCCTCAACTGGAGCAGCTT